ATTACAGAAGTTCAACAATGTACAGAAGAATATGTATATGGAATATCGTAAATTCTTAACAAGTGTTATGGATAACGATACTAGTAACTTCTTAGGTTCTTCAGCTATTGTTGGAATGGCAGTAGTAGGAATTGTTGCAGCATCTATTATTCCTATTACTAGAACTCTAGTAAATCAATTTTTTGTTATTAAGCATGATATTAGTTCATCATTAATGTATCAAGCATATTTACTACAGATGAACAAAGTTGCTGTAGAGAATAATGCTGCATTAACTGTTGATAAGAAGAAAGCTATTCTTAGTAAACAAGAGAAGATTAGAGACTTAATGGTGAAACTAGCTGATAAACTAAGAGTATCAAATGCTGAAACAGATAAACAGAGGACGAAGCTTATTGATAATGAAAATAAGACATTAACGGCAGATAAGATTCGTAAGGAGATTGAAGATGAACCATTAGGTTTATTATAAAATAACATTTTCATGTAAAGAGAAAGGGATAGAATTACTATGGGACAAGATGAATTAGATTTGGTTGAGATTAAAAACAATATGTATTCAGATGATACTAATATATCATCTGTAGAAGATTTAAAGACAAGAATTGATGTTATTAAAGATAATATCAAGACATTCTTCAGTTCTGATTATACTGGAAAACATATCAGAGATGTATATGATATGTTATCTGATTATACACAGTTTGAACAAGGTCATTTAAGAATCGTTGATATTGATGAGATTGTAGATACATATGATGAATACCATGAAGGATTACGTGAGTATATCAATAAGGTAAGTTCTAATGTTAATAGTATCAATGATAATGGAGACACTGATAATATATGTAATCAAATAAGTGATTATATTCATAGAGATAATAGTTTCATTGATGATCTATTTGGTAAGAATTGTGAATTTACAGATTGTAGATATGATGAAGCTATGAGTGAGATTGAGAGATTAATTGATGTAATTGAGAATACTAATGATGCATTATCATTTGGATTTAAGATTACTGCAAAAACTAATGATATTTCACCACAACTCTGTAATATGTTAATGAAACTATATGGTGGTTCATATACACTATTCACATCAAATTTAGTTAATACTATTTTTGATACATTCTCTATGTTATATGATAGATTGAATAGTGGAAGTAATTATCAGAAACCAGCACAACCAACTAAACCAATGGTGATGTTATAGTGAGATTTAATATAGGAGTGATAAACTAGATAATGAGTAATTTGAATAAGATACATTCTAATCTATATGATGTCATATATAACGAGGTAGAGAAAATTGAGTACTTAGAGAATATCATGAAAGAATTCTTTAATATAGAAGATATAGATAATCTTGATGAATATTCAACATATCATATACTATATGAGAATATTTTTTCTAATTTGTATCTAAGAGGAGTGGTATCATTTGATGATGCTATATTTAGATTCATTGATAGTATGGATGATGATCTACCTAATGGTATGAAATATAGATTGATGAATATTAAAGAATTGAATTCAGCTCTTAGTGAACTGGAATCTAATATGCTAACTAATGAGGTATTAGAAAAAGCTGTTACAATTAAAATATCTGAGCACCTTGATAATTTAATAAACGATATCTATGATAAAAATGATCAAGGTGTTGTACTTAGAGAGTATACATTAAAGCTAATAATTAACTCATTAAGAAATAGATTTAGATCTATATTCACAAAGCTGATAGATACATATTCAATAGTTAATGATAGGAAGAGGTGTAAACGAATATTTATAGCATTTCTAAAACCATTAGCAATATTATCTGCATTACAAGTACACAAGCTTTAAAGACATATATTAGGTATAGTAGGAATCAACCTACTATACCTAATATAATTAGTATTATTCAGATACTTCATTAACTTCCTTATCATCTTCAGGTAAGTTATTAGTATCTTCATTCTCATTAATATCTTCGACTGTAATCATATCAAGAGTATCATTACTATTATCAGAATTTTCTGATACTTCACTAGATTCGTCTGTCTCTGGTGTCTTGTTTAATGATTTAAGATAATTATCTTTCACTTCCTTTAATTCATCAAGATTATAAGATTCTAATTCCTTATCAGTACTAATCTTATATCTCTTGAAGAAATCTCTAAGGTCATATAATTCTCTATATTCAAGATATTTATCCTGCAACCATTCTCTATACGACTTATCACTATTTGCTGTTGAATACATCTCATCAAGTCCAGTGAGATTAAATTTCTCTAACATAACATCCTTGATAGATTGAATAAAATCATTATCACTAATAATACTAGAGGTATTATCAATAGTATAAGATGTATTTCTATTATCAAATAATTCTTTTTTATCCATGAATTTATCTTCAAACTCCATGATTAGATTAATTACACCATCTCTTTCATCCTTATCAGAATATTTGTTATAGATTAATCTCAATACTCTGGAGATGATAGATCTAGCATACATACTATCAACAGGATTATCTATATCACAATGAATAACAGTTCTGATGATATGAAACATAAAGAGATTATTAAATGGATGATATTTATCAGGTAAGAATGTGATTTCCAAATCTACCATTTTCTTATACCACCCATCTTTAAATCCCATCTTACGAGTCTTATTAATGAATCTATCTAAGATAGATTTATATTCCCTACTATCAAAAAATAAATCTGTAATTCTATCAACTTCTTTTTGTCCGATAGAATTAACTCTATCTAACATGAATGATAATGATTCAGCATTATTAATAGCATCAATACGTTTCTGTAACTTCTTCTTATCAGATTCATCAGTTGTCTCATCTAACTTCTTCTTTAGATTATCCATAGCTTCATTTTCCTTCTTCTTGAATTCAGGAGATGAAATATATTCTGAATAATCATCCAAAGCTTTTTTAGTATCATTGATAATCTCATTATATTGGTCATATAAATCTTTTAATGTATCTAAAGCGATATCACCAACTTCACAAATAGTATCTTTAATCTCTTGATGGAACTTATCCAAATCCTCAGATGGTTGTACTTCACCATTAGAGAACTTATTCCAAATATTCACATAGATACTATCATCAAAATTATGAATAGTCTCCTTATTAAAATTCATAAGTTCATCAACAACTTCAAAGTGTAATCCCATCTTAGCGATTGAGTTCTTATAAATATCAACTGTCGCTTTCATCTGCTCTGTAGATGATGAAACTAAATCTAGTAAATCATTAACTGAATAACCCATACTATCAACTCTCCTTATAAAATATATTTGTTATAATGGAGTTGATAGTACAATTTTAAATTATCAATAGTACCATAAGATTTGATAGTGATTCAATCTATAAGATATATACAGGACTAGGAAAAACATAACTCCAAAGAATATCACTAATATATTTTTTCTATTGGCTTTAACAACTACTATCAGAAGTAATAGTATTAGTATGCTCCATGAAAATAATGTCTGTACCATAAACCATATAAAATTTAATGCCATAATATAATCCCTCCTTTTATATGATTGTGATTAGAAAAAATATAGGGTAGAAATTAATCCATCCTATATTCTTATTTCTGCTAATCACCGAATGGATGGTCAATGTTCTTACGATACATTGAATCCATTTTCTCAAATTCACCCACCGTGAAATAGCTTCCGTAGGTGTGTCTCTCTGTCTCTGTCATCAGATACACACCTACAAATTCACCATCAGTGTATGATGGGATATAAGTCCCATCACATTTGAAGTTCTCATCCCAACTAACAACGGTATGGAACTTCTTCTTCTTGTCTGCGTCCATATTGACTCTTGGATCGTCAGACATCAGTGTATATGTATTCCAAAACACAAGTATTGAAATACCAAACACTATACAGCAACCCACTCTGAGGTTGCGTCTAACCCTTCTCCAATAACGGCGTTCCGCCTTCGTTTTAAATGGAGAAGGTGTCCCTGGTTTTCTTTTCAATGAAGTAAACCAGAAAATACCTCCACTGATGAGACAGAGAATCAAACTAACCACCAACAATACCATCATAACAATACCTCCCTATAGATAAAATATTTTTAGTACTGTATAATATTGTATAATCACATATTGAGCTAATACCTTTAAGAAAATAGTGAGAAGAAAGATACTTTTAATATATCTTTCTTCTCATACTATTAAGCACCATATACTTTGTAAATATATGTAATATCTTTGTTTAATGCTAAACTCTCTGTAGGCACATACAATTTTGAGAATAATTTAACATCCTCAAAATCACCCTTAGATGAATTATAGAATCCTGTAAATAATCCTAATGTATTAAACTTAGCTTCAGCTACTGAACTTGTAGCTTCTACCCATTCTTTAACATCTTTCTCATTAATTCTTAATGTAATTTGAGTATAGGTTTCAACTGGACTCTTTCTTGTTAAATCCCATACGTGTTCTTGTTGGATTTCTGACTCATCTTGTTGAGCTGTTGCTTTCCATACGTGCTTTACAACTGGTTCTGTATCAAATGTCTTTAAATAATATCCTGTATATCCACCAGCTTCTGTTTTCTTACCAAAATACTTTCTTTGATCTGCTGGATTTAATGCAGTCTTAGAATATCTAAAAGGTACCATAATACCATTTAGATTAGTTCCATCATCAGCAGTCTTATTCATCTGCAATCCTTGCTCACGATAGTTAATAGGATACTTAGTAATTGTATTCTCAGCAGTTCCAGATATTCCTAAACCAAATAAACATACTCTATATCCTAAAGGATATCCAGGAGTAACTTGACCATTTGGTGTCTGGAAAGATGCTGAATTATATACAACATCATCTGGTCCAGCATTGATTGCTGACTTAAGTGTTGGAATAGTTAATCCACCCTTAATACCAAAGATAGACTCCATTGCAAACTGTACACCAGAGATTGTAACCATATTTTCTTCATGCTCGAATAACACTTCATCCCAACTTGATTTACCAGTTAATGGATCTGTCTTATATCCAGTATATGCTGAAATATCAGTTTTAACCCATAGACCATGATTAGTATTATCACCAAACATTAGATTATCATGAATATTATTATACATAATATGCTAATACCTCATCTTTCTTATTCATATAGATTACTCAAATGTTGCCACGATAAAGTAAATACTAGACTTTATACACAACATCTCTAAACAATAATCCTCTATTATCATTGATACCTAATCGTTTATTTACACTAGTGATGAAATCATTAAGTATACCACCATCAGTTATATTAATTATAGTAGTAGAATTATCTAATCTATCTCTAATAGTAAAATGTCTTTCATATAAATGACCTTCTAATTCTGATTTAATATACTCTTTAAATCCTATTTTAAAATTGTCATTAATATATGGAATTACTGTATACTTATATTCATCTCTACTGAATATCTTATCAGATATGAAGTATGAATTTATCTGTTTACATATATCATGGAATATAATATCTGATCTAAGATTAGACTCTACGTGTGTGAATAAACTATCTCTCCAGATATTATTATCTAATAGATTTATCTTAATTAATGCAGAAGTTATAGCATCATTATATCCAAAATTTAAGTATTCATTAATACCATTTATCTTAACGATATTATCTACCATATCAAAAAATCTGAATAACATATCCATCTTAAAATCTAATGTATATACGATATTCAATCCTATCATATCTGTAGTATAAGACTTAAAGAATCTAATCAATGCAATTAATACATCATGTAACTTAGATGTTGCATTATTGACTACCTGAATATTTTTAAGACCATCAATAACATTATCAATTCTATCAATAACATGAGCTATCATAAGATGTATATCTTCCCTACTAGTTTCAGTAAGTTTGTTATATAACAATGGTTGTGTATCTCTAAGATATTCAGCATATGTAGTTGGTACTACTCCACTATATGTAGTAAACATCTTAGAAGTCTCTTTGACATAAAAGATAGTATTATACATCCTTCTAAAAGTCTCATAAGCTTCTAAGGAATTAGTTTTACTCATCATATCAATTAAGAATTTCGATAACTTCTTAGTGTTATTATACATCTTATTGAATGTTAGAATCTTTTGAGAATTACTAGAAGTATCTAAGGTTAGTGTCAATATATAACCTTCAAATTCTCTTTGTTCTTCTGGTGTCATATATTGTACAACTTCATCTTTTCTTCTCTGGTAATCAATACTATTAAAGAAATCAAAATTAAATCCAAATGTATCATTCTTACCATCTTGTGGATTAGCAACATATTCATTAGCATCTAATACAGCATATACTTGAGATGACTTACTAACTATCTCACCCTTTAATCCATATTTCTTAGATAATAATGCTGCTAAGAATACTATAGAATCAAAGACATTAAATTTCTGAGTCGTTGATACACTAGGTAAATCTATTAAGATATCATTTAACAAATCCTTATTACTACAGATTTCTCTAAATAATAAAATAAACTCATATAAGATATCTGTTAATTTATATGATATAGATAAACCTAGATATTTACTCTCTTTATAGTTATATTCACTCTCATATAACTCTCTTAACAAATCATCATCTACTACCCAATAAGGATCTCCAGAAGTTACTGATGTGTAAGTCTCTCGCATATTAGGATCATTAAGAGCATCATGCATATCATAATTCCTAACATCTACTTTTTGGAAGTATACATCATACATAGATTGATAATCATATGTAATAACATCGTGACCAGTAGATTCATCATATTGTGATACAGTAGAAAATGATGGATATCCTTCTTCTGATAATATATGGGATTTCATTAAATAATACTTATAAATCTTAATATCATCAAATCCTAGTATTCTAGCAATATCATAAATAATCTTATTAGTACCCTTATCTCTAATCATAATATTGATATTATTACAAATAGCTTTTTGAGTATCTATATCTAAGCTATCAAAATATGGTACATCATAAGTATCAAATAATGCTTTGATCTGATCCATATTAAAAAAGTCTCTATCAATAGAATATTGAATAGACCTAACTGTTAATTGTTGTAGTGTCATCACCATAATACATAGACCTACAAAATTATCATAGTAATCTATCATCTTACTCATCTGAGGTGTATAGATAGTCTTAACGAAATAATCTCTACACTGATTATAGATAATGATGAATTTATCTCTTAAATCTTCAGAAGATATCTTAGGTAAGTATAATAAATCATATGATGCAGCACGTCTTGCAAATACTGGATCTATATTCTTTTTTCCAATATATTTAAGATATTCCTTATCTGGATTTTCTTTAATAAGATCATCTAACCAACCTCTAGCTTCTATCAAGTCTATGATATGGTCTCCATTAATTTTCCTAATATTATGTATTGGATCTGTAGCATTGATTCCTAACTCAACACATCTATCATATGGGAGATATACAAACTCTTTATCATCTAACTTAGGTAGACCATTTAACATACGATAATATTCATTCTTCTCAACATACTCATTCAGTGTTTTATTTCTTTTTAATTCAACTAATGATTCTTTAATACCATTAGGAATATCATCTGAATCAGCTAAATAATCTCTAATTTCATTTGGATCACTAACACCAACTGCTGTGAAATCTGAACTATCATATGTGTAACTCTCAAAGACATCTTTCTTAAAATATGCATCCATATATTGATTAACATACTTAGTCATCTCTAAATCTTCTTGTACTATAGCAAGATTTCTATATTTGATAACAACATCTTTAACTATAGCCATATAGTCATCATTCAATGTTTTTAATGGATTTTCATAGAAGATTTTAATATCCATATTACTAACTCATCTCCTTCTTCTATATTAGATATAGGTTTCACGGGATAGATAATAGGAGAACTAATAATAATCATAGTTCTCCTATTATCTTAATACTTAATAATCTTCTCTACTGGAGTTGGAGTTTCTTCTCGTTTCTCTCTAGCTCTATTAAGAGAAGTTGTAATCATTGTATTCATATCCTCATATGATATTCCAGCGAATGTTGAAGAATACTGACAAATCTTACGGAAGTTAGCTGTTGAGTAATCGTACTCACCAACTTTACCAGTTCCATAAACTGTACAAAATTCTTTATTAACATCATTCTTGTCTCTATAAGATACAGCTAATACTATTTCATCAGTAACTGAAGCTGTACCAAAACTAATAGATGCTAATTCTTGATTTTTCATCCATAGTTGTAATACCTTATTGTATGGAACTGAGTGTGGTAATTTACCCTTAGTAATCATATCCAAGAATACTTCACCATTAGCTGAATCTTGTACTAGTATCAAATCAGTAATCTCTTGTCCCATTCTATAAGTTAATACAGTACACTTCTCAGCTTCCGTATGTTCAAATTCTATAGTATCATTATCTCTAATCTCATGAATATAGAAATCAACGAATACTGGTAATTTCAATAATTTAGTTAATACTCTTTTACCATTGTCGAATATACCAACCTCAACTAATCCAAATGAGTTAATTGTACTAGCTAATCTCTTAGCCCATTTATTCTCATAGAAATAATTTGGGATATATAATTCCATCATTGGGATATTACACACTAACTTATTATTCTTCTCAATAAAATATTTCTTATCAGCCATAATGTTAATTACCCCTCATAACCAGTTGGATATTGAATTGATAGAGTATAATCAAAATCTGGTACCTTATATGCCATAATCCTATCTTTAGCTAATAATAATCGTTTTCTCATAGATACTAATTCAGATTCAGAATTAAATATCTTATAATTATTTCTAGCCTTAGGATCATTAATGATAGATAAGTACCAATCGATCAAAGATACTTTAGAATTGATGTATGATATTAACATAAGTTTATCATCATTAGACTGAATACTTCCACTCTTGATATCTACATAATCTGGAACATCATTATCAATTCTACTAAGCTTCTTCTTAAATAAATCAAATGCTTCTACAGTATATGCACTATCATAAATTCTATTATAAGTATCTGATAGCTTATTATAAACATCATTAGATACTGGAGTACCATCTTCATTTAAGATAGTAGATTCAAAGTTATATAACTTATCTCTCATCATCTTAGATGGTGGTAATCCCATAATAAATTTATTAACTGTAGCAGTTCTATCTCTAGCTCTTAGAGAATCAATAAGAGTATCCATCTGTTTAACATCATCAATATTCTTAGTAATCTTCTTATTATTGATATTGAAGTTAATGATTTTCTCTAATACACTTTTTAATGCAAATCCGTAACCATAATGGATAGACATCTTATCAGCCTTAGTCTCATTTAAATAATTCTTTAAACTTAACATAGCTCTTGAATTACACATCTTCATAATAGTTACAGTGATAAAATTCTTTAATGGTGTTAGATTGATAATTTGCTTATTACCTAAATCCATATCAGAATACATTAGATTGGTTTTAGTAAAAACATTATGTGGGATATTATCTGTAAAGATAACATGACCACATTCATGTAGAAGTAATGCTACAAATTCCTCACTACTAATGTCAATATAGGTATTATCAAAAATCTTACTATCAATCTCAATAGTCCATGAAGAAATATTCTTCCATGATTCGATAAATTCACCTTCATTAAGATCATCTCCATTAAGAAGTGCTATAGTATATTCTTCTAATATATTTGAATTAGGATATACACACATTAGGAAATATTTATTAGATTTTAATTTGACACTATCACTTAGACTAATAGAAATATCTTTATGGAAAATCATACTGAGATTCTTACTAATCTTATTAAGATTTTTATAAGTCTCATTAGTAATTTTCCTAGAGCTAATATCTGATTTAATCTCTGGATAGATATCTTCAATTTCTAATAATAGCTTATTTTTCTCCAATGTATTATACCTCCTTTACCTTAAAATTTTATTTTAAAGTATTTACCACATATGCTTAATACCAATAGAAAGTGAGGTAAATTAGTATGAAAATAGTATTTGTAATTGGTAAATCAGGATCTGGTAAAGATACAATTCTTAAGAATGTAGATAAGTTTGCAGAGCATGATAATCTCAATATTAAGAGATGGGTAATGCATACAACTAGACCTATTAGACCTAATGAAGAAGATGGTAAGGATTATTATTTTGATGATATTGAAAAATATAAAGAATATCAAGATAATAATGATATCGTAGAATCAAGAGAATATCATATCAGTGATAATGAATCATGGTACTATTATATGGTGGGGTCTGATTTAGAAGAGTCTAATAATATCTACTTACAATCTACACCAGATGCTATTCTTAAGATTGATGAGTATTTTAAGAAAAAATATCCAGATATCAATTTTAAGGATAGTTGTGAAGTTGTATATATTGATGCTAATGATACAAGTAGATTATTCAGATCTATTAAGAGAGAAAGTCTAAAACCTAAAGATGAAATTAACTGCTCTGAAATCTGTAGGAGATTCTTAGCAGAAGAAAAAGAGTTTGATATGAGTGTATTAGATGGATATAATGTAACTACACTAGATAACTCAGTAACTGACAAAATGCGACCAAAGTTGATTGCAACAGCAATTTTAAAGAAATTCAGATAAATATTATAGAAGGATGATTATGGTATATAAATCATCCTTCTATAATATTGTCTTTATATAACAAATAATACACTGGTAGATAAAATACTTTATCTACCAGCTCTAATTAGTTATAACGTAATCTAACATAAGTATTCTTATTATATTTCCTAATGAATAATGCACAATTTGTAAGGTTGGTATTATCAAGTGCACTAATAACTTTATCAACATCTTTATCATCCTCAACGATAAATTCTGTCTTAGAAGTATTAGATGTGTAATTGATAGAGTTCTCCAATAACAAATCTTCAATAGTATTCATAAGGGTTTTCACCTTACCCTTACTATCATTAATCAACTCTTTAATATTATTCTTCATATACTTACCTCTTCCAAAAATAGTTTATTTAATTACTACTGTGTATTTTTTACTATAATAATTAATAATAGGAAAAAAAGAATCACCACACCCTTAAATGCAGGAACAGAGCGTGGTAATTCTTTTCAACCATTACCAACCGCAGTCAGTGTTAATGGTTTCATTTAGGGCATTGATGCAATCACTAAATAGAGGTTGTGGAACTTTACCTCCAAATTCTCTAATTAAATTAGCATACTCAATCAAAGCATCAACATGAACCTCTTTATAATTGCTGTCATGATGGAGTTTTCCATCATGAAATGATTCTGCAAGATCGAATGAGAAATTCATCTCGATTGTATTGCATCTCTCAACAAACTTACTTGTTACATCAAAATCGTACTTCATATTAGTTCTCCTTCTCCCCGTCTAGCCGATAGGTCAGCTTAAATTGTTTTTAATTACACCTAAATAATATATATATATAAATCAATTTTACGGTTTATACACAATTAAATATCCACTATAATCATATTACAGATTATAGTGGATCAATTATATTCTACTTTACTCCAGGTCCATGGTGTACATCATCTGTATGACCTTTAACTGAAGATCCCTGATTTCTATCCCATTCAGCTCTTTCAAGCTTACAAGCATTTTCCCACTCAGCGAATTCAGCATCATTAAGATCTGAACATGATTCTCTTGTAGGAATCTCAGGTCTTCCTGATGGTGCATAATGATGATTCATGATACGACCAGTCTTAAGTACTCTTGACATAGTTATACCTACCTTTCAAAGTTTAGTATTACTATAAGTGTTTAATATAACCCAATACCTATTTTATTAGAGGTATTGGGTTATATAGTTTTGTAGAAAAAAGTTCATAAAATTAGTTTGATTATAAGTTCTATAATTATAAGGAGGTACGTATGAAAATTTCCAATATTCAGTAATTCAAACTTACCTAAATAAAAGACCAATTAAGATCTTTATTATAGAAGAACTAACACAGAGTTATATTGAATCCAGACCTTAATTCAATTAAGAACTCTGGATTACATAAGTGTTATAATTATTTTTTATTATGTTAATTTATCCACTGAAGACAAATTATCTGTTAGGATATATAGTCGTTTATTGTCAGCGACTAATACATAATCCTTATGCACACTATAAGTGATATCATCAATTACCATATGTGTCATACCCCAATCATATTCCATGAATTGCTCTTTAACATCATCACTTAGTGAGATCCATTCTGATTGGTGGGCTTTGGCATATTTCAATCCTCTCTTAAGAGGATCTAGCGCATCTTCACCCTTTAAACAAAATACTACCATTTGCATAATGAAAGAAGCTCCTTTCTTTTATTGCTTAAGATTTCATTAATGAATTACTCATTTGTTTTCTGTATATAAGAAAAAAGAAATCATTATGATGAATATGATTTCTTTTTTAAACCATTAAGCTGAGTAGCCTTTGAATAGAATCATTATGTTGAAATCTTGTATTGTGATATATTCAATATATCTGGTCATTCAACTAATTCTCTATTACTGGTCTACTCCTCGAAACAATCGGACACGACTACTCCGAATCCTTTCGGTAATAATTCTATACAACTCACAGCCACGGAATAATAATATTCAGCATGGTTACAATCTACAATCACTAGGTTTTATTTTGTTCGGTTTTGTTCGGTTCTTTTCATTTGCTGAGTGGATTGAAGAGTGCCATAAACTCTTCACGTAACAGCGTTCGGTTTTGTTCGGTTTGTTTCATTTCGTGATTGTATTGTAAAAGTAGCTGGTAGGAGTTCCAGCCTACAGTGAGATGTATATCATTGATTACTTACTAAGATAAGTTTCATCAGTGTCTAACCCTGTTACGGATCATAGATCAAACCCACTCAGCAAATGATTTAGATAAAATTAGCACGTAAACGAGTAGTTACATGTCTGCTAGATCTCATTAACATTCTAGCACCAGCTCTAAGAGCTGCATCCACAACTGGCTTTGCAGCCAAACATACAACAACTGCGATAACTGCACTTGTTGCATCAATGAAATCAATCTTCTTTCTCATTTCTCCGATTGATACTTCTGGTACTTCTCCACCAGTTCTCTTAAGTGCTAAATGTCTGCCTAACTTGTAAGCAGCTTGACCTAACTTATCACTGATAACACTTCTCATTCCTTCAAACATATAATACCTCTTTCTCCCCGTTAACGCCGTTAGGACAACATAATTTTATTCTTCGTCTTCTTCAGACTCATCTGATGATCGCATATATTGTTCGATCACCCATAACTGAGCAGGTGTGAAATCGCTTGGTCTACACCTGCTGTAATCAATAGTAGCTGGATCAAATCCAACCAACGATGGATCATCTGGATCAGGAACATAGTCTTCATAATCTTCTTCAGCTGACTCTTCGTCATCTGAATCGTCTTCCTCATCCTCTGATTCATTTTCTGATTCTACATGTTGACGCATTGATTCTTCTACTGACTTATTGAATTCATCAATATCATCAACACCTTCATCAGTTTCTTCATCCTCATTATCAGTATCTAAACTGTTGAGATATCTCAACATCTTCTCAACTTGTTTCTTACTGAGTTTATCAGGATCAATGTTGTTGAGGTCGACTGTAGCTGGATCCCAATCATCATCTTCATCAACCTCATTATTAACAGTAACACTTTCTGGATGGTCAGTGTTGTATGCTAATGCAACATCCATTGGGTTGATTTTCTGACCACCCTTGTCGAACTTATTCTCGATAGCTTTGTCTAGCTTGTTGTCAAACTCATCATCTGTAAGTTCTTTCTTGGAAGAGTTCTTTGATTTCTTTTCATTATCCTCTTCCTTCATTTTCTTCAACGCCTTTACATCACCCCTTTCTAAAGCTTCTATTTTTTTGATATGGATCCTAGAATATCTGATAATGAACTACCAGATTCTTCTTCATCCTCATCATCATCTTCTTCAGCTTCCTGTTGTTGTAGCTTCTGTTGACGCTTATTATACATCCGCTGAATGTTCTGGAAGGTCTTCTCCTTCCACTCTTGTTCCATCTTACTAGATGGAATGATGGTGTGCATCTGTGTAACGCTCTGCACTTCTAACTCACCATCTTCGTTCTCAACACACTGATCTACATCAGTGATCTCAGATGCACAGAAGTTGTAAGCTTTTCTGAATTCACTTACAACTCTGAAAACCTTAGGCATCAAAATTCCATACCTAATAACGGCAGATACAATGTCTCGATTCTGGCTGTTTGCGGCAGCCTTGACGAAACCTTCATAGATTCCGTTCATGTTAAAACCTTTCTTTTTACTCATTTCTAAATCCTCCTTAGTTTTTGTTGTAATATATTCATACACACCTAAATTATGTATCATCAAAAAATAAAGTCTAAAGCGATTTTTAACACATAATAGAGATATACCGATATTACTCGGTATATCTCTTAAATTTAGATCATTTTAGGTAATTGCCTACTCTTACCGATAGATACTTTAGGATCTGGTGTAAATTCTGAAGCATCTACATCAATACTGAGGAAATAATATAAATCATCTTTAAATCCCTTATTCAAACTAAAGTATGGATTTAAGAATCCAGTATCTCTGCTCATAATCATTCTATCAATAGGACTGAATTTTCTATACATATACTTGATTTCTTTATTCATCATCATAATTAGATTGAGAATATCACCATCAAAATCTGCATTCAATCCAGGTAATATTGCAATAGGAATTGATAAAGTATAATCATTGAATGATTTCTTAACCTTCCTAATCTTCATCAATATCATAGAGTAATAATTCAATGTAGGATTACGATTTAATAGTATCATAGGTTCTTCTACATCAATTATCATACACATGATATCATATACTTTCTCACTCCATTTAATATTAGCTTTTCTCCATACTTTAATAGCCTTACTTAATGTATATCCTTCAGATACCATTAAGTATTTAAGAATGGTTTCTTTAGCTAATATAATAAATGTATGATAAGATAAATCTACTTCATTATCCTTAAGAGTATAGTCTGGTATTACTACATTTCGTGATGTGTAATTAAGTGAACCACCTAAGATTTCACCACGAATAATACCTTCTTTACCTTTAAGAATCTCCATGTTATAATCCCACATAGCATTTATCTTCTCTTGAATTCTCTGAAGATAAAATGTTATTTCAATAGTCTCAGCATTTTCAAGATTCCTAATAATGTTAATAGTACTATTGATATACTTATCCAACTTACCATAATAGAATGTATCTTCAGTAGTTGAATCTTGTCTTAATTTAGTACTATAAATTGGGTAATATGAAGTAAATACTGATCTAACATCTTTACGCAATTCATCAAACTGCTTACGCTTAGTTGATTTCCTAGCTTCAAAATAATCCAGAATCTCGTAATATCTCTGTCTAAATTCTATTAAACCAATACCAGAGAATATAGATTTAGCATCTTTATATAATTCACTATCTGGTTCAATATCTACTATATTACCATCTCTATCAACCTTCTTATTCAATGTAATAATATCATCAAATACTGGTTTAGTAATTGCATTACATAGTAACTGATAATAATGTGGTGAAATGACTTTATGACCATTAAAGCATAACCATCCAGTCATCTTAATATTATCACCAATCTCTTTTACTATGGTATTACAATATGGACATTTTTCACCCTTATGAACAACACCCATAGTCTTACCACACTTACATCTAGTCCTCTCTAAGAATGCTTGTTCATCACTATATGATGTACCATATAATGGTGACCTCGGACCATACATAGCTTTAGTCTTTTCATTATCTACTGATAATACTGCGGCTGGTTCTGATATATCAAAACCATTACCAGAGAGTAAACTTAATGCGTGTTCTACATCAAAATTAACCCTTCTCGGATGTACCATTGTCTTTCCCATTTCATTTCTACCTCCATTTAAATAAATATATTAGTCGTTTTTGACTTCAGGTGAATAATATGATATAGTAACTGGAAGTTCATGATGTTCCTTTAATACTATATCAGGTACAACAACTAGTTTAGCTTCACTAATATCTGAAGTACATGGTACTTTATTTAACTCTACATCAATCATCAATAATCCCTCCTTGTAGAAAAAATAATTATAATGATGTATATGGGAATATAAAAAAGAAGGGAATTATCCCTTCTTGTTTTTCTTATCACCTCCTCTCTTGAAGTATGACTCAGAATCTCTTTCGAGATCCTGAATCAATGAATTGAAACTTAGGGCTAGACTCGCTAGCCTAACCCTAAGCTGGAAGTTGGTTGGAAACAACTTCCAAACCAGAAATAGAATCATGAGAGGTAGGAAATCATTCCACCTCTCATCATCATATTTCTTTGCGAGCTTACTACAAGTAAGCTCAACTACAGCAACAAGAATCATTACTAAATACATTAAAACTCTAAGAATATTAAACATAATATTCCCCTTTCTCCCCGTCCAGCCGTTAGGTCAGCTTAAATTATTTTTATTGATTATGCGAATAAATAGTATATATATATACGATACTCAACTTTACGGTATTAAATAGAACTAGATAAGTGTAATCTTATCTAGTTCTATTATATTATTACTTTCCTTTTTTAATTCCCCACCAATCATCAAGCCCTTCACGAACTTCTTTGATTTCTTCGTCTGTTAGCTCTCTGTCATCTTCTTCATCTTGTCTATCTCTTTCTTCTCCTTTACGTCTGAGCCAATCTCTTAATCCCATAATGATTAATCCTCCTTAATCTATTTTTTATTATAATCTTGTATGATAGATAGTAATATTCTAACGCTTTATTAAAACAATAGATTTGGAGGTATAAAGAAATATTATGGCATTAAATATGTCTGAGGAAGTTACAAAAATAAAGTATGATATGGGTATATATGGAATCCATTTACCATTAGAGAATCCAGATGCTGTAATAGAGGATGTTATTAAGAGATTCACATTACCAACATTCTCTGTATATCAACCATATTATGATCATCTTCATTTGTCGTTAAATGAGTTAAAAGAAGATAAGCAATATGATAATCCAGAAAGAAATGGTATAGGATATTTATTACCAGAATTTCCTAATAGGAAATTACTATATGTATCAGATGTCCAGTATAGTAGTAGTGCTGGTGGTGGATTAGGTGGATATAATACTTATGATTTTGGTGCTATTATGCCATATACAAATGTATCATTATTACAACAAGCTATGTTAGCAAACAGTGCCTCTATGGTACAAGGATTACTAAATCCTAAATTAACCTTTGATTTTATAGAACCATGTCATCTTATCATATATGATGCAGTAATGACAAATACTGTGGATATTGAATTAGCATTTGTACACCATGAATCATTAGCCACTATACCAAGAACTTGTGAACCATCATTCTATAAGTTAGCATTATATGATGTAGAAAATGCTTTTTATAATATAGCTAAACATTGGAAGAATATAGAAACTGTATATGGTAATATCAACTTAGATATTGATAATTGGGCAGATGCTTCACAAGCTAGACAAACATTATTAGAGGACTGGGATAATAATTATCATATGGATATTCCTAAGGGTATTATCTATAAATAAAAATATTTTATGTATACATATAAGTAAGGTTGGCTTAATACACGACAGTTAAGTTAACCTACGTTTTGCATAAATTGTTTCCAAACTTATAAACTTAAATTATCAGTAACTTATTCTAACCTTAGATATAGTTGTAGTATAATCGCTACAACTATATCTTATTTAATTTTTAATTTTCAGAGTAAACTAATAAGTAACATCATTATGATGTTACCATGATTTTCTATTCATTTGTGAGTTTTCACATTTTACCTCTACATTATAACAACATTTTGTAAGCTTTATATCAAGTATACCCTATGATTGGGTATACTTGATATAATTTTTTATACGATGTATAACAAGAAGGTAATCCTGTACAAAAAATAAATAGTTTGTATAAGTCCATAATTAAAATCCTAAACAAGAAGTATTTACCTAAGTATCTTAAATATGATACTTAGGTAAATATTTTTATTTTTATAACTGATATATAAATTGGTGTTAACCAATTAACTAAATTAAACAATCGAATTTCTTCATCAAATGTTATTTTTCTAAAACCTCCGTTTATATAAAGCAATATAGTGAATAGTACTGAATTAGTACTATTCACTATAATTTGTGTGATTAAAAGATGTCTAACATATACTCTGTATAGATATCATCAATTAAACTATCATTGTATGATTCTTCTTTAGGACCAGGTTTCTCTGGTAAGTTATTAACCCACTCTTTAAGTGTAGCCATATAATTTTCCTTCCAGTCCTCGAAAGCATCATTTGGTTCACCATCTTTATATTTATAATTCTGAGGAACAGGATAAATTCCCATACCATCATGTTCATCTTTAAAATGATTAGTCTTCCATCCTGGAGGTGCACCAATCTTATAATCTTTAATAAATACTACTCTAGCTGATGTATATAGATCACCATTTAGAATACCATTTCTATATCCATCTCTCTTAAATCTTTCATTGATATATCCAGGAGATGAATATTTAGTTTTATAACCTTTTTTATTCAATACATCAACTATATCTTTCATTTCAATAGAAATATCTTTCTTAGATGCTTCAGAATAGTAAACTGATTCTTTCTTTACTTCAGCTTTATTATCATTGGATTTCTTAGGTTTAGTATTCTTATTATCTGGTAATTTATCAGCTTCATATGTCATAATGATCTGACCAGATTTCTGATTGAATAATACATGAATTACAAGATCTCCAACGTACTTATCAAATACTTTAGATGTATCATGATCGTCTAGTTGAGTATATCCTGCACCTGTAATGTATTTGATAATAATAGGACTATAATCTCTGTCATTAGTCATTAACTTAATAGAATACTTATTCTTTTTAATATTTAATGACTTCTTCATAATATCCTTAACATCACCACGATTTCTCAAGTACTGTTTAATTAGAGTGATAATCTTTTCAGCTTCTTTATCAAAAATACTATTTCCTTTACCTAATGAAATAAATGCCTCAGAAACATAATCATTCTGAATATCAGCATCATCATAATATGTTTGATAGGCATCATAATCATTATCTGGATCAACTGGTCGTGTAACCTTTTGTAATCCAACTGTGGGTAACATATTTCCTACATTATATGATTCTTTACTAGCATTAAATGGAGTTAAATCAAATGATGTCTTGAAATCATTTCTTGCAGCATCTAAATATTTCCTAAAACCATTATTGATATCAACTTCAATAGATCCAAACATATCTAAGTCTTTTAGCTTACTAATAATATTAGCAGCTAGAGTATCCTTATCCTTAGTATCACAATCATCAAAGTTCTTAATAGCTTCCATGATATTAGCTTTATCTGGAATAGGATAACATTTCTGATCAGGTAAACCAAAATCTGTCTTAGATAATTCTGATGGGTTTTCACCACACTCTGTTCTATAATTGATATAGGTATAGATGATATCATTAACAGATTCCTCTAACTCTAATTCACTTAAAGTATTTCTATTATAATTACCAGATCTTACAAATGATTCATTAACAAATCTCTTACTCATATCAAGACATGATGTAATAATAATTGCTGCTTCAGCTAGTTGTTGAGTAGCTGTATCAGAATCTGTAGTAGGAGTTTTTGTATCATTAACTGAAACTACTTTAGTATCTGGAATTTGTGGATTACTCTTTGTTGAAGCATTAGGTGTATCACTATTGCTCATCTTAGTATCCATATTCTTTAGATCATCACCAACACTATCTTCATTAGCAGATACTGGAATATTCTTATGTTCAAAATCACTAACATCATGTAATTTAGATAATTGACCATCTTTGATATTAACAGCAGTAGATACAGCCTGTTCTTTAGATGAATCAATAGTAACATCTTTCACAGTATCATTTCCAGCACTGTCTTCTGTAGCAGCAACAGACTTAGCATCATCTGAACTCATATTAGCATCCGATGGTTTAATTTCAGTTGCTTTCTTATTAGAATCTTCTAATTCCTTACTCATACCTTCAATATCTTTAGCATCTGATGATGCTGATTTCATTGGATCACTTATCTGAGTAGTATCTGATACTTCTTCCAAGAATGATCTAACGTTTCTATATGTCTTATATGAGATATATCCACATTCTTCCATATCTTGTAGTGTATTGATTACTGAACTAATTGGAGCTTTAGGTGAATCATCGTCATCATCATAAGTATATTCGTAATCATCATCTTCGTCATTGTACTTAATATCGATATCAATATCATCTTCATCATCATAGTCATCTTCGTCATCATCATCATATTTATCGAAGTTATATGGTTCCACATCTGGAGTATTCTTCATATCTACACAAGTATAGTCTGGTTTATATTTATTATCAACTCTAAATGTAGAATGATGTGACATGGTAGAATCATCATGTACATCATAAATATATACTAGTGGTTTATTATCATCAAAATCCACTGGTGTATTATCTGTAGATTTTAATTTATCTATTGCATCATATGGATTAGTAGATAACTGAGCTTCATCACCATCAAGAAGACCAGATAAACCACATTCATAGGAAGCGAAATATACTCTATCTTTCATAGTATAATACATTCATTCCTTTCTAATATTTTATTAATGGATTACCTCTATGTTTTTCAAACCTAAAGAAAAAATAAAGATAACACTGGTTAGGTGTTATCTTTACATAATAAATCTTTTAGCAATATACTCTAATATTTGATTCTTCAAAATCATCATATGATGATGTTAATCTAACTTCTTCAGCTACATCAAATAGAGATGATGCTTTAAACATATCTGTCAATGGTTGTCTCAATTTAAATACTCTCATAGTTCTCATTGATGCATATAGATCATCATTATATCTACAAGATAATAGAAGACCCATTATATATGCCAATGGTATAAAATAGATATAATAATTTTCTTCAGTTGGATGATCCATTCTATATGCAGTACTTAATGTCTGACATACACCAAATGCTTTATGAGCAACTACTGCAAGATATCTGACATCAATACTCTTAAGAAATGTATGTCTCATTTCTCCATGTTTAGTAAAATAAGATACCTCTAATGATACAGTAACACACTTATTCAAATTAGGATATCCTCTATGATATATACATTTCAATACATCATAGGCTGTAGTATAATAAAACTTATTCTTCTTTAGTGGCTTAGTCCTAACAGGAATCTTATCTGGAATTAATGCTAAATCATCATATGGATCAGCATCATATTTTCTAATATCAATAGTAGCAGATTCCCTAGACTCATTATCTTCATTAGTGTTTTCAGTCTCTTTACTCTCTTTGACTTTCTTCTCTTCTTCACTCATAATAATTATCTCCTTTACTCTATATATGATATTACTCTTACAACATAACTTTGTTGATTAAACTTTTGTAATATCGTATATAAATCCCTACAACCATATTTATCAGATAGATAATAATCTTCAGGCTCATACAAACCATTATCTTTTTTACTATACCATACTCTATCTATTAAGATATTATCAAATTGCTCTATTAGTGAAATATCTTTCATCACTTTAGCTAATTTACAATATCCCAATTTAGGATTGATAAAATCAAAAGTTCTATTAGTATCAAAATCAATGTACGACCACTTCTTCATGTTAAATGAATTCTTATCATATTTCCAATATGGTATCATTGCTTTATTAGGTTTATCCTTGGAATTATCACAACTAATTACACATAAATACATAAATAATATTCTCCTCTCTTATAATCAAATCTAAAAAAGTATACCTAATCATCTTTAGATTAGGTATACTTTTTTAGATATTACTTAGTAGCCTTAGCTACAAATTCATGTGTTGGTGATACACATAATCTCATTAACTGATTCATACCATTTAACATATTTGGACTAATCTTAGACTTAACAAAATCTATTGATAGTATTGCAGTTAATAATGCTCCAACCAATGAACCAATAATTTTGACTATAGGGAAAATGTCTTTAATAAAATCAATAACTCTTTGTATCCAACTCTTCTTTTCCATATTGGATACAATCTCATTTCTGATTCTAACACTTTCACTATTAGACAATAAAAATACCTTATTCTGTAACTTAGCTCTACGCTGTTTACGTTTGGTAATCTTATCAGCTTGATATATTCTCAACTGCATATCTGCAATCTCATTTTCTAATGACATATACTGGTCTACAATGTTGGAATTTACAGCTTTTAAGAAACCTTCTTGTTTGACTTCTTTGTCGATATTATTATCTTCGACTAATTGCTCTCCTTTCATAATCTCCTCTTTCTTACTTGCTTCGATTAAGCTCATTTTTGTATTACCTCCTAATAATTTTGATACCACCAATTAAGTGATTCAGATAAATAATATATTTATATATCTGCATATATTTTTCGGCGGTTATAAATTTGGGGCTTCACAGAAATGATATGGATTTCTCTAGGAACCAATTTTCAGATTCCCATTTTCCCTAGGACACGAAAAGTACTTTCCTAGAGATTCTCCTAGGGTTAGAACAATTTTTCACAATTCAAAAATTAGTAAAACCCGTTTCTCCAGTAATTTCCTAGGAATCAATTTTCAGATTCCCATTTTCCCTAGGACACGAAAAACACTTTCCTAGAGAATCTCCTAGGGTTAGAGAAAATTTCCATTCAGAATTTGAGATCATATTTGATGAAAATTTGTACATTCAACGATTTCCCTAGGGTTAGAAAAATCCACTTTAAAATTTTCCCATTTTCCCTAGGACACGAAAAGTACTTTTGTAGAGAATTCCCTAGGGTTAGAGAAATTTTTCATGATTTAAAAATTCGTAAAACCAGTTTCTCCAATGATTTCCTAGGGATCAATTTTCAGATTCCCATTTTCCCTAGGACACGAAAAGTACTTTCCTAGAGAATCTCCTAGGGTTGGAAGATTTCTATAACTTTTTTTTTCGGCGGTTATAATTTTGGAGTTCCCACAGATGAAAGATTCATCATGACATTTTTTTCGGCGGTTATAATTTTGGGTTTCACCTAAATGACATCAAATTTCCCTATTATAAATTTCCCATTACTCATATGAGAATTTGCTCTTATAATTTCGGAATTACAATTTGAAAATCCCATATGAGAATTTGACACAATTTCTCACAGCTCAATTTCCGATATCACAGATTTGACAATTTGATTTACGCTCTTTTCCCTGCAATTTCCATTCGATTTTCCTCAAACAAATTCGAGATATGACGATATTTGTCATATCTCGATATATAGTTCGTGGAATATAAATTTCGCATTACCAATTTGATATTTCGCATATGAATTTGACAATTCTCATCTGATGATAAATTTTCCCTATTATAAATTTCCCATTACTCATATGAGAATTTTGCTCTTATAATTTCGGAATTTGACATTTGACAATTTCACATATGAGAACAAATTTTCCCAGTATGAATTTCGCATTACCGATTTGACACAATTTTCTCACAGCTCAATTTCCGATATCTCAGATTTGACAATTTAACTTACGCTCTTTTCCCTGCAATTTCCATTCGATTTTCCTCATTCAAATTTGAGAGATGACGCTTTTTGTCATCTCTCAATAGATAGCTCGTGGATTACAATTTTCGCATTATAAAATGACAATTCTCAATGAGAATTTGCTCTTATAAATTTCGGAATTTGAATTTGAGGATTTCCAATGAGAATTTCCCCATTACACATTTGACATTCGATTTTCCTCATTCAAATTTGAGAGATGACGCTTTTTGTCATCTCTCAATATATTCTCTTATGATACAATTTTCGCATTTTGAATTTGACAATTTTCCAATGAGGATTTCCACCATTGACAATTTCGCATTTTGAAATGAGAATTTTGCATGAAGACAATTTTCATATGAGAATTTCACCATTTGACATTTGACAATTTCATATGAGAATTTTGCTCTTATAATTTCGGAATTTGAGAATGACAAGATTTCGCATTTTGAATTTCCCAATGACCATTTGAGATTTTCGCACAGAGTTTGAATGTAGCACATTATGATAACTCTTTTCGTTAGAAAAGAGAGTTATGTTAAAGTTCTATATTATATATTTTAAAATGAGATTATATTCAAATCACTGAGATTTCGTTGATGTTTGCTCAGAGATTTGAATGTAGAACTTGTATGATAACTATTTTCGTAGAAAAAGTTTCCGTAAAGTTCTATATTATATATTTTAAAATGAGAATTATTATATGAGAAAATTTTTGATAATTTTCTCATTTTTTCATGTTTTTGTTTTTGGTCTGGATCTGATCGTTTTTGGCTTCGTAGAGTAGCTGCGAAGCGTACCTTCTCCCTATCATCAGATCCTGACTAGATATATAATTAATCCAAAATTTCTAGTATTACTAGATTTATAATCTGACGATCATCATCGGATAGAATCCGATGATCGTCAGATTATTACAAATTAATTATAAATTATAATAATCTAACGCACGCGCGCGAGGCGAAACGCAAACACACGCAAATTTCAGGCGAAAAGCAGCAAAACCCCGCGACCAAAATCTGAATGTGAGTCAGGAAGCATTGACGCCCTGCCCATTCCCGTGGTAAAACTTTGTCCAAAACAAAGAAACACGAGGAATGGAATACCATTATTTGCAAATAATCTTTTTTCAAGTTTTCGATTCATGTGCCCCATACAAGACTATCATACGTCGCTGCGTATCTTGTAGCTGTACGAGACTCACCACATAAATAGGCATATGTACCGACTTATCTGTGTACCGAGTTCATCGTTGGTGTACAATATGCTAGGTAGTTTTCACGCTGTCGTTATCTGGTGATTGTATCCAGTTCTGAGATTTGGAAAGCTCAGTCCGAATTATATCCGCAGGTAGAATGACGAATTCTACTAAAAATGCCAACTTTAATATCGAACAAGGGTTGTCGCACGTTTCCAGGGAGAGCAGTTTGCGCAGTATGTACTCAGTCGAGGTCAAACCCAGTTATACTTCGCCCACCTCGACTTAAGTATTACAAGCCAATGAGCTTTTCTAAAAAGATCCCAACCTACACTATTCTTTATCGTGCGTCAATATCTATAAGTATAATTTCCAGTACCAGGTATAGACCGATATAGAACAGACATCGAGTATATATCCCTATATACCGACATAAGCTAAGATCCCTCCCGCCTTAGTCACGGACTATCAGACACCTATGTGAATAAAAGTCATTATAAATTTTAAAACGATAATTGACACTGAAGTCATTTCTATTATATTGTTATAAAAAAATATTTTATTATAAAAAATTATTTGGTAGGAATATTCAATGGATATGAGAATCATAGATAAATCCGTATAATCAATAGGTATATATATATATCATTTAGGTGTAATAAAAATAAAAATAATCTGAGCTAACGGATATACGGGCAGAAAGGGATTTAATTATGAGAGAAGTTGAGAGATTAGTAGCAAAGACTATGGAGTTGATATTCAATGAATATATCGAATATCAGAAAGGTGATATCAGTATCAATGAATTTCTGGTGCGTCGATATAACATCATAGTTAAAGCAACCTATCTGAATGGTCTTGGTATCAGACCATCAGAGTTCTTGGATACTTTAGGTTTCGATTTGATTCATGAAGCAGAAGTGCTTCATGATCTAGTCCTATAAAAAGAAGGAGCGTAGCTTGGATATTGCACTAGGAGTTACGCTCCTTCTTTTTTCCTAATATTGAAATTTTTAAGGATCATAGAAATATCACATGTAGTATTTTATATATAAGCATACATCATTTAAATGCGATTAAACAAATACTGTGATGACCTAACAGACGTAAACGGGGAGAAGGAGAAATTATGAAGAATACTAATATGTTACTAGAAGCTATTAAGAAGGTTGTAGAACTTGGAGAACCTGAATTCGATTTCAAATGTGAATTCTACTTACGAAGAATTCCAGATGGAACTATATATGGTCAGAATATGTGGAGGTTTTATATTAGAAATAAGAATGGAGGAGGTAGTAGTGATTACATCCTCAAATGGGATGAGGAGGATGAGGTATTCCTATCTACATTCCAATTTTTAAAAGAAGGAGAATCATAAGATGAAGGATTTAGTCAATGAAACAATTATAAGAGTTTTAAAGAGTGAAAAGTTGCTATGTGTAAATGATGTCGATTTTAAACTTACATGTCGTGAAGATGATATATTTTGTCTTACAGTAGTAAGTGACACAGATAATGGATATTCAATATCAGAATATTTACTAAGATGGGATGACGACGAAGGATCGTTCGTACCATACTTTGAATCATAAAAATAATGAGCTAGCTTAGATATTTCACTAGTAGCTAGCTCCTTCTTTTTTCTAATACTGAATAAAATAGATTGAATACAGACTATATTCATTTATAGTCTGTATTCAATAAACTAGGTTAGTAATTAGAAAGAAGTTTTCAACAAGAAAACAATTATTCATTTTGAAAGGGGAAACCTCAATGAATAATTTAAGCCAAATTAATTGACTTATATTAGAGTATATCTATCTATAATTTTATATCTCTGAATCACTATGGGGAATATTTATAGATAATGACCATAAAATTAACTATGACCATTATCTATAAATGTTGTTAGAGTTTTTTAGTGTTAGAGTGATATAAAAATAAATTTTATATGAATTAGTTAACTAATCTTTACATGTAAATATTAAAGAATAGAACCTATCTTAAAGTTTAGAAATTAGATTCACCTAATTCAATTATTAATAAAAACTAATATAAATCCAGATAAGACGAATTAACATCTTATCTGGGTTTATATTTTTTTAAAAGAGAATATTATGTTCAGAAAAAGTTCGTAGCCTATAGTTAAATAAGCTTATATATAAGTGATAATCAAAATAAATTAATAAGAGCTATTTGGTTAGATAGCTCTTATTAATCTTCTTGTTAGTTTATAAAATCTCATATCACCATATTCGTGCATTTAGTTCTTTAATAACACTCCTATGTACTATCAAAAAATAGATGTTTTGAAAGTTTTGTAAAAAAGGACTTTATCTTACTTCACGCTCATTTAACTTAGTTTAGAAGGTTCTTGTCTTTCAGCATAGCTTTATAGAGATTTGGTATATTGAGTTTCTCCAGGAGGCGAGATTGTTATAAGTGTCTACCAAATCTCTATCATAAAGTTAATGAAAAATAAAAATATAATCCAATAAGCTTTATAGTCATTAGGCTTATTGGATTATACTTAGTTTAGAAAAAATAACAACTCGTACCATTTAACTTAAATTTTATTTACAAGATAGGAGATACTTTACGAGTATTATGAGTCATGCAATTATGACCTATATCATAGTTATAGAGTTATTAAAATAATAATGACCTCACTGTATCTAGTATATTGGACATTTTACTAAGAGGTTCATTATCTTTAGGAATATCAGTATTGATATCAACTCTAACAAGTATCTTTATCATTTGACCTTCTATGATAAAATTGGTTGCAAAATGTGGATACTTATCTAACATAAGATTCTTGATTTCATTACTATGATTATTCAAAACATTGAATCTCATAATATGTCTTTTTACTTCATCAGATACTGGAACGAAATCTTTATTATCCTCATTAATCAATTTTACTAATGATTCTGAATAGAGAACATCAATAATATCTTGATATTTAGTAGCAATATCAAGGTAATCCTTGACTCTAACATTACATGAGAGGATTACCTGAGTTCCCATATCTTTTTTAGATGCTTTATAAGAATTAATCTCATTCACGATGTCTTGTTTAGTAGTGTCTGTAAAATTAATTTTCCCATATTTATAGTCCACACTCATTAGAGTAACTCCTACAGTTTTTGAACTCACATAATCAAAAAAAGTATTATTAATGATTGTGTCTTCAACCAAACCTCTCTTATTTAGGAATTTGAGATATCTACTACTAACGCATGAATTCAATCCTTTCATCAATTCTAACATCAATGGGTGAATATCATCAATTTTACCATCAGGATATAATTTATAAATAGTCGATTCAAATGTACCCTCAAACAATGATAGTACTACAAGTCCCTCTAGTAATAAATTACACTTGAAATTGTATGTGCCTAATGGATTGATATGGGATAAATCTTCTGCAACTACTGATAAGAAATTCTTATTATTTAATTCTTTAATAAATCCCATATATTCATCACAGTATTCTTTAACATCTGGATATTGCTTTTCTAATTCATCATCTTTGATTCCACTAATATTAATTGGAGATGCCGATGGTTCTATATTTGATATATGACCGATACCCTTTAATATTAATAAATCTATATAATATAAATTATCTAATTCAAATAATACAGATACTTGAGATAAGAACTGATACAGCTTATTACCAAACAGAGCTGGTTGACCCTCAGTCTTTTTAATATAAACTGAATTGAATCCTAATAACTCACTTGACATTTGAATTAGAGAATCTGCATGAATATCTAATACTTTCATAAATACTATTCCCCCTCTCTGATGATTGTGTAATCGCAAATAATAAGACCATTGGAGTATGTGTTATGAATACATTTCTCACATTCCCCAATGGCATTATATTTGTCATTAATTTCTTGAATAGTTTTATAACCCTTTTTACAGTCATTGATATTTTCCATTTTCATTTCCTCCTTTGGGATTTTATCTATCCATTTTTTCTCTTATATAAGATGGGCTCATCCTTCCCCCCTTCTTATATATATTAAATAATAGTATATATTATATATAATATTTTATATAAATAAGAGAGAAGATGATCAACTGACATAAACTGGTAAAATGAAATCTTCTCATATATGAAAAAATATAAAATGGATAGCTGAATTAATCAACTATCCATTTTCTCTATTATATATAATAAATATAATTTCATATATGAAAGATAGATATGATAGGTGAATTATCATTTATCATTTTTCTCTTATATTAAAGAGATATCCTCATTTCTCAATTCTTATATATAATAACTATAATTTCATATATGAAAAATATATAGAAGGAGATATCCTCATCTCCCCTCTTATATATTAAATATAAGTATATATAATAAATATATTTTAATATAAATAAGAGAGAAGATATCTATCAAATCTTTTCTCTTATTTTCATATATGAAAAAATAAATTTGATAACTGAAATCTATCAGTTATCATTTTTTCTCTTATATAAGATGGGCTCATCTTTCCCCCCTTCTTATATTTATTATATAATAGTATATATTAAATATATTTTTATATAAATA